GCTTTGAAGGATCTCAGGCCGCGTTTGCATCAAAAAAACATAAGATGACCAGTGTCTTTGTCAATGCGGGATATCGCTTTTAAGTATTAATTCAGTGGCTCGTTCCGGACGAGCCACTTTCAACTATTGCCTGGTGCTGCTGGCCAGTCTATTTTTTTCATTACACTTGCATTCAGCCTGTATACTTCAGCTAAATGTTTTTTCCAGGCGTCGAGTTTCTGTTTCTCTTCTTCATTTAGTCCGTATACATCCTGCACTACCGCCAGCATGCGTATTTCGGTATCGGCTTTTTCCATCAGCGCATTCTTTATTGCCTGATTATCCTCAATAGTGCTGTATTCCTGTTCAGGGATATCCGTCCAGACGGGCATTCCTTCCTTGCCAGACCCACGCTGTTTCCCTTCTGGGGGGGTACCGGTAAACTGTTGCCAGACTTCATCAGAAACAGGAATAATATCCTCCTGCCAGATACCGTTTCCTCTGTAAGCGGCCTCCTCATCCAGAAAATAAAAGGCATTACTTTTTGCACTGAAACCCATCTGCATAATCAATACCCCATAGCCAGCCAGTAGAATGCGGGTTCACCATTGCCGGCGTGCAGGGTAAAGTTTAATTGATTAACATCTGATATAAATGAATTGTCTTTACTCATTTTATGTCTGCCACATTGCGTAATTAATACGAGGGAACAGTAGTTGGGAAAAGCTGCCGGGTAATTAATCTCGCCTTTGCTTGTTTCATGCAGTCCTCCCTGAATAACGAGCTTACTGACCGGATCTTTCCAGATGAAAGGGAAGCCTTTTGTCTTATGAACAAATGATGCTGAACGGCCTGCCAGCCATGAATGCAGACTTCCGCCGCTCCATGCTTCTCCAGCAATATCGCCTTTAGTAGTGACTTCTGCTTTCCCAATCTTCAATGGCATGTCGGTGCTCAGTGAGCCTTCAACGTTTAACGGACCTTTTACTTCCCCGCCGTTTACGGGAATATAGCGGCGATCAAGATCACTCCAGTCAATATGCTGCTGGTTATTACACAGGATCCAGGCATTCAGAGTCGCATTCCACTCAACTTCATTTTGCTGGCAGCTGCTTAGGGTACCCTTCCTGAGTTCTCTGGCGTCATCGTTTAAGACCGGACAGGCCGGGAAATCACCGACACGGAGTTTGCATGCCCCTGCATTAGTCGCCTGTGTGCGAAAGAACAGACGCATGCCATCGGTGAGCTTTGTGACGGGTGGCTGGCAGATCAGATGAAAGTTATCACCCTCGCTTTTAACTTTGCCACTGTTAAGACGTCCCTGCTGCACAGCAGCAATGATGCCATCCTCAGGAAGAAAAGGCGCATGCTCAGCCATATGTATCGCTGAAGCATCAATGGATATTGCGCCGTTATCCACGGTAATTACCCATGCTGCCGTATAACCGGGATCCGGTGTCGGGGATATCTGTTCACCTTTTCGGGCGGCCATACCCGTTTTTAATGAGACATGACAGCCACCGGATCTTACCGTGTTTTGTGGTGCGCCGCTGTTATCTGGTCCGCTGAAAGCGAGCGCCGGATCAGCAGCATTGTAATATGGCAGCACAGCGGGCCCCGTGTCCGTGTCGGCATAAGCCACCTGAATGAGGTAGTTGATGCTGTGCCCCTGCATGGCGGGTGCATCAAGCCTGAAAAGGCAGGGTGTCAGACTCAGACCCTGCTTCAGAATAGTATTGATGTTATCGGCAGCCAATGACGAGTAAGGCGTGCCATCAATATGCTGCAGGGAATAAATCTGCCCCTCCCCGACCTGAACAGTCATGGAAGCCGGTGCGGAAGGCTTACATACCAGACCACATAGCCAGGTACTCTCACCCAGAAAGGCTGACGCCAGTTTCGCCAGCCCTGTCATGGCGAATTTATTGGTATTAAGCAGGTCGGTTTCGAGCGGAATAGCGCCCGGATAAACAATCTGACGATCCATAAAGTTACCCATTAAAAAAGGCCACCTTCAGGGTGGCCATTGCGTGATTGTTAACGCAGGAAAAGAGATTAATGAATTCTCACCCAGACCAGCGTGCCTTCCGGTTTGACGGCTTCGATAGCAGCATAAATCTGTGCATCCGTAACACTGCCCGTAACCATTTCCCGGGAGACATATTGGGCGCGCGAAGCACTGCCATAGCCCGCTGTTGAAATTCCGTAGCCTGCCACCTGGGGGATGCCCTGACCGCGCGGACGACTGACGACCACAAATGCCTGGTAAGGCAGACAATGTGATCCATATCCACCCGCAGCACCATAACCGATTGCAGGTCCGCCATACGCACCTGTATCTGCAGGGCGTGACGGCTCGAACACGACTGGTGTGTTCCCGGTCAGCATCTCAATAATGTTGGTAACGGCCTGACGCGTACCCCGCTCGCGAAGCAGATTCGTTTTTATCTGGATCCGGAAGGGGTCATCAGACATACCTGCACGTCTGGTCAGGCTAGTGCCAAAGAAGTCATAGGCTGCAACGTCCAGCCAGCCATCACTCGCCGTGGAGATGCGAGTCTGCTTATGTGCGTAGCGATAAAGGGTGTAGCACCAGGATAACGCGGTGGCACAGGCTGAAAGCACACCTTCGAAAATCGGTGTGTCATCACTGAACCAGCCTGGCGGCAGCAGCGCATGAAGCCGGTTGAGAAAGTCGTTCCTGTCACCTTTAGCCATTCAGCTCACCGTAATCTGACCTTTGCGAATAACCTGTTTTGACGAGGCCGCAAGGTCAGCTTTACCGTCATTGAGGGTAAGGTATGTCACGTTCGTGACCAGTGGACTGGCCGCATAGGCCACTCTGATGATCCGGGTGTAGGCCAGAAGCTGTCCGGGATGAAGGTCTGCAATGTATTGCGATACGGCCGCCTCAATCAGACCGGCCACCTTAGAGTGATCTGCTTCATTATCTGTCGTAAATGAAAGTATGACCTTTGCATAGATGACCACCGGCCTGAAAACCCCAAAGGTGATGGTAAATCCACGCACAGCGTCAATAGCCCTGTATGCACGATCAAGCAATTCGCGTGGCGGCATACCGCTGCCATCATCAATAACGGCATAAAAATAGCCCGGCTGTGGTCTACCGTCCCAGGAGACATTCTCGGTCAGGGTAAAGCTGACGCCGCGCTGAACATTGCTGAGCGCAAACGCAATCGCCGCTCTTGTGGCTTTTGATAATGAAGCGATCCACATTCTGAATCGCGCGCGGAAATCGTCGTCAGATTCAGCGTCCTGACCGCCCACAAACGCCGCTGGGTTAGTCACCTTATCGACATATAACACAGAACCCGTAATAAGGGTGACGGTACCCGGCTGCGCATTACCTGCAGCGCCTGCGGTATCTGCCCTCACCGGTACCTCCAGGGAAATGACACCCGCTGCGATGATATAGCCCGACTGTCCGGGCCGGTCGGCAATAACCGTGTAGCTCTGTGTGCAATCGAGGGTGGTTATCTTTGTCCCGACCGGGATAAGGGCCTGGCTCGCGGGTGTAAGACGGGAGAACGTCACGTTACCGGCAGCCTGTACAGCAGAGCGACGGAAAAAACCAAAGTCTGCCATCCAGCTGTCCAGGTCTTCGCCGGAGCATGTCGCCGCGCGGGTTGTCACCAGCAGCTTTACAATCAGCTGCTGGAGCCACATGACCACACCGGCATTGGATTCAGCCAGTGACCGCAGAATGCTCCCGATGGAAAAATCCACCAGCTTTGCTGCCCGAGCCTGTATCGCTGTGACCTGTTCGCCGACGAGTTCAGTGAAGGATTTGACGTTGAGCGATGACATCCGCTTACCTCGCAACATCGAAGTGGAGAGTTTCTGGCGTGCCGGTCAGGGCATCGGTGTAGACAATGGATACGCTGACACCCCCTTCAATCAGGACCAGTTTCACAACTGGCGGTGGATAGTGCGCGACGGCCTCTTCAAGCAGCATCTGGCCGCTGATGAGCGACTTCCACTCGCCCGGCTGTACAGCTTCACCGACTTTTTTACCCAGCCCGGCACCGTATTCAGGATGAAACAGATAATCACCCGGGTTGGTCAGCAGTCGTCGCAGAATACGTTGCTTCGTGCGAACGCTGCCCAGAGCCGTGCGCAGATCGCCCGTAGAGGAGGGCGCAAGATCTCCTCCGGTAAAATGATAAAGGTCGTGCATAGGTTACCGTTGCAGAGTGGCTTTGATTTGCTGTTCTGGCGGGGCTGTAAAGTTGCCCTGACCTTTCTCGAGATGTGTGTGACCGCTATAAACGGTACGAATATGATGAACCGTGCCATAGCGACCATTGTTGTCGCTGATCTCTTTACCGACCGTCAGATTTTCATCTATCCGGACGTCGCCACCAGTGAAGTAATGTGCTGGTGCGTCATAAATGAGTTTTTCCTTCGCACTCAGCAGGACTTCCCCGCTGTTGAGAAACTTCAAAAGCGATCCGCCCTGATGCACCAGCCAGAATTCACCGGAAGGGGGGCCCGGGCAGCGGTCTTCATCGTTATAAAACTGCCCTGCCGCCATGCCAACCCCGGCCAGGCTGGAATCAAACTCAACCTCAGCTACGGCACCAATCATCGGCCCTGCCGCAAGCCCCCAGCCGTTTCCTGCCCAGGGAGTGCTGAGGGGGATCCAGCCGGTTTCCTCACCCGTCGGCTGCAGCAGTACCTTCACTGTGTAGTTATCCGGGTCATAAGCCGTGATAATGCCCTGACGTGTGCCACTCTTACCCGCATTGCTCTGGCGCGATGTCGCCGCCATGATATTCAGCAGCGCCCTCACCGCTCAACACCCGGCGCCGTGCTGTGGTTCTTACCCGACATCTGCATGGTGTAGCCTGTTTCCCAGCTCAGCGTACGTCGCACCCGATCACAATGGTAAATCTGGTCGAACGGGCTTTGTGTACCCTCAATACGTACATGCATGAAAGGCATGAGCAGGTTGTCACCTGCCGTTGATCCGCTGACGTTCATCTCGTGCTGTATCACCTGCCGGTAGATGGACTGTGCCAGCGCATAAGCGGCTTCAGGCGTTAATCCGTTACGTATAACACGATAAATCTGCGTGTCAGATGAGGCGCTTCCGGGAACTGTTCGCTTACCAGGGGTTGGGTAAGAGGCACTGAACTGTTTATTCTTGCACTTTGCATTCCAGCTGAGCACCTCAACCGACACTCCCCTGGCAATTGTCAGCGCACGTGAAAATGTCAGGTCATCGGAGACATGGCAGCGGGGATACGCCTGCTCACCGGGAGGCTGCCAGCGGATAACATAATCGTCATCACCGGCAGGGTCGCGTCGGGGTTCGAAATGCAGGCTGTCACCTTCCACATAAACCGAAAAGTTTTCGATGCCCGCCAGGCTGGTTATCAGGTCCCATTCCGTCTGTTCGCCTGTCAGGTGAGTCGAATCAATCTGGTAGTACTCACCGACGCGCTGTGACGTTGCTGTGACAATGGGTGTCAGGCCATGACGCTGAGCCAGCGTGGTAGCTATTTGTGAACTGGTGAGATTTTTAAAGCTTTCACCCGTGGTCTTCGCATCAATCAGCTTTGCAGTAAAATCACGCCCTTCAGCTGAGATCTCAAAACGTGCCGGTTCGTAATGCCAGGTATCGATATTGCCGGTGATGTGTTTTTTTTCGTTAATCCCCGCCAGCGTCATGACCGAGATGATCATTTCGACTCTGATGGTTGTCTGCACCGCCCACCAGTTAAGCAGCTGCATGCCCGGTGGCAGCGCTGAAATCGCCAGCGTAAGCTCAAATGTCCCGGCCCCGCGAAAAGCATTGCTCTCAACGCTGAACGAGACAAAGGAGACCTCTGTGCCGTTTAAAAAACATCGCCCGCTGACGTGGCGGGCGCTGGATTCGGTAATGGGGTTGTTGACGTCCATCGTTAACTCGCTGGGCTGGTGGGTACTTTCAGCGTGTGAATGCCGCTCAGCTGCGGATCGGCCAGGTCATTGGCCTCGGCAATGCTGGTCCAAAAAGAAGCGTCACCATACTGCTCTGATGCCACCTGATACAGATTGCCGCCTGACAGCGTTACTGCCCTGACACCACTGGCGGCCTGCCCTGCATTAACATTTTTGTTCAGTCTGCCCAGCACGTCCTGAAGATGATACAGGGCCGGGATGCGGGTGGCGTGGTCTGACTGAAGGAGCAGATTACTGACGGTCTTTGATACTGGGTTGCCGGGCACCAGGCCACCCAGCGAGGTAATCTCCAGTGCCGCAGCCTCGAGCAGTGCCAGCTCATGCTGAATGATGTTCCGGGCTGCAATCAGGGGTCTGACAACGGACTGAATCTGCGCAACAGTAGCATGCGCAAAGTCCGTTACCTTCTTAACCGCCTGATGCAGATTTCTGATTGCCTGCGTAACGGCATCAACGTTGATGATACTGGCAAGGCCCAGCGCGCGGCCCAGGTCGCTGTCAATCAGCTCCCGCAGCGCCCCGGTCAGGGCATCCACTTTCGCTGGCGAGCCCTCATTGCGGACAACCGCGACCTCAATGGAATAGGGGCGGCGCCAGACATATTCGTAGACCGGACTGAACGCGGTGATGACCACCGTGAAACGATAGTCATCGAGCGTCAACAGAACCGGGTGCCCGGCATCCCGCATGCGTTCAAGCGCGCTGACACGCTCACCCGCCTGCGAGCCCGTGATGATGCCAGACCAGGTCAGTGGCTCATACTCCGTGCCCAGCACATCAATAATGCGGTGGCCGCCAATCAGCTGATGCCGGACGGTTTTCTGTCTGCCGTGAATGACAACCTGTTCGGGGACCTCAAATTCCATAAACTCGAAGTCGCCCAGCATAAGCCGGGTAACAGTCGGATCAATACCCGGCGCAAACTGCGTGAGAGAATTCAGAAGGGACATACTGCGAGTGCCTGTTTCAGATATGACTGACAATGAAAAATAGGAGCCGCCATCTGCCGGGAGGCATGCGAATTTTCAGAGCCTGACCGTTCAGGCTGCCTGCAAAAGATGTCCGGACATCAAATATGGTGCAAAAAAGCATCTACCCAGACGTTATTCAGTCCGGATTTTATTCTGCTGCAGGTCAGCCAGATGATGACTGTCATTTATTCCGGCCAGTGCGATGTTGACGGCCTCTTCCAGCAAGTCATAAGTAACCTCGCCAGTCAGCACCCTGTCCCCGATAATTGTTGTCGGCGTACCTGAGTAATGAAGCCGTCTCTTTAACGCCTTATTCACTTCGATAATGTTCTGTGTATCAAGCGGATAAGTTGTGACTTTCATTCCGGCAGCATGCAGGGCTGAATAAATACGCAGGTCGTCACCCATACCGCTGTCTGACATCAGCG